ACCATAGGTAAAAAATGTGAAAATAGCGTAATAATATAATCATGGCAATAACATATACATATAAAATAAATAGGATATTAACAGCTCCAGCAATAGATGACTTAACAGATGTAATAACAGAAGTTGAATACACTTATACTGGATCTGAAGGAACTGGTGATAACAAAGTAACCGCTGCAATTGATGCAGTAGCTATTTTAGGTGATCCAGATCCTAGCAATTTTACAGCTTTTAACGAGCTTACAGAAGCTAACGTTAGAGAGTTTGTAAAAGCAGTTGTTGATGTTGAATGGAACAAGCAACTAGTTCAAGATGCAATGGCTGAAAAAAGAGTCCCAAAAAACGTAGAGAAAGCTCTACCTTGGGCATAAATTAAGTTTAATTAAATAAATAGTAAATTATGGCAAAGAAAACGCAAGATTTAAAAATCACTGATAAAGAATTAGAAAATATTCAGGGAAAAGTAAAAGTAATACAAAGCTTTGAAGCTAGTATAGGAAGAGCTGAAGTTAGTAAAATGGTAATGTATAAGCAAATGGAGACTGTTCAAGACGAATTAAGAGCACTCCAAATGGAGCTTGAAGAAAAATATGGTAAAGTTCAAATTAATCTTCAAGATGGTACAATATCTGAAATACCTAGTGAAGATGAAGTTGATAAGAAAGATTAGTATAGGTAAAGACTATAAAAACGATGCGATGCATTACTCCGTAGGCCAAGAGGTCTATGGAGGGCATACCATCGAGGCTATATTAGAAGAAAAAGATAAGTATAGTGTTTTTATAACAAAGAATGACGAGATAATACCTTGGAAAGACTTTAATAAAAACATGGCTATATCCGTAGAATATAATTTAGAGTATTAGTGAAGAGTGTACAAAACTTTATAATAAAACCATTAGGTAGTAGATATAACAATAAGCTTAAAGTAGGTGATAAAGATTTAATAGTTAACACCGATATATACGAGCATAAGTTTGTTAATAGACATGCTAAGGTTATTGAAATACCTAGAGTAGGTGAAACACCTATAAAAAAAGGTGATACCGTAATAGTTCATCATAATGTGTTTAGAAGATGGACGGATATGAAAGGTGTAGAAAAAAATAGTAAATCATATTATAAAGACGATATGTATTTTGTTTATCCAGATCAAGTTTTTGCTTATAAACGAGATAATAAATGGAAAGCTAATGATGGTTTTTGTTTTGTGCAACCGTTGAAAGAAGACAATGTGTATAGCATAAATAAAGAAAAAGATTTAATCGGCGTATTAACCTATATAGATAAAGGTTTAATAAACTCTGGTTTACAAGAAGGAGATCTAGTTGGTTTTAAACCTAACACAGAATACGAGTTTACTATAGACGGTAAGAAATTATATAGAATTATGAATCACTCAATTACAATTAAATATGAACGTCAAGGAAACGAAAAAGAATATAATCCAAGCTGGTCAGAGAGCTGTTGATGAATTAATAAAAGTTGCTAAAGAACCAATAGTAGATTCTGACGACGATATATCTGCGGATAGATTAAAAAATGCTGCTGCTACAAAAAAGCTAGCTATATTTGATGCTTTTGAAATACTTAATAGAATACAAGAAGAGCAAGATATGCTTGACGGTGTTGTGAAAGAAGAAAAAAAAGAAGAGTCATTTAGCGGTTTTGCAGAAAGAAGATCTAAGTAATGTACGAGCAAAGTTTATATAAGGTTATAGAACCTATAAAAATAAATACCATTAAAAGATTAAATAAATCTAAAAAGTGGGAATATGGATATAATAAAGAACATGACGTTGTAGTTATATCTAAATCTGGTATGATAGGTGAAATATATGAGATACAAAATCTTAAAATAGCATTACCTAAAAAACCAGATAAAATACATAAGTTTGAAAAAGATACTTGGGAAGTAACAGAATATCCAAAAGAATTAAATAGAATAAAAACTATATTTGATTGGAAAGAATATCCTAAAGATTTTAAAAGTAAATACATAGATTATATAGAGAATGAGTTTAAAAAAAGAGAAGAAGGTTTTTGGTTTTATAATAAAGGGATTCCTACTTATCTTACTGGCACTCATTATATGTACTTGCAGTGGTCCAAGATTGATGTTGGGAAACCAGACTTTAGAGAAGCCAATAGATTATTCTACATCTTTTGGGAAGCTTGCAAAGCAGACAGAAGGTGTTATGGAATGTGCTATCTTAAAAACCGTAGATCGGGATTCTCGTTTATGGCCTCAGGAGAGGTGGTTAATGCAGCTACTATTAGTTCCGATTCACGATTCGGCATATTGTCCAAATCTGGGCCCGATGCTAAAAAAATGTTCACAGATAAGGTGGTCCCAATATCGGTCAATTATCCGTTCTTTTTTAAACCCATACAGGACGGTATGGATAGACCCAAGACCGAACTCGCATATAGAGTTCCCGCATCAAAGCTCACAAGACGGAACATTACAAGTACCGATAAACCCGAAGCCTTACAGGGACTCGATACAACGATCGATTGGAAGAACACCGGTGATAACTCCTATGATGGAGAGAAACTCAAGCTCCTCGTCCATGATGAATCAGGGAAGTGGGAAAGGCCAAACAACATCCTCAACAACTGGAGGGTCACAAAAACGACACTACGATTAGGTAGTAGAATTATCGGTAAGTGTATGATGGGATCAACATCTAACGCTTTAGATAAAGGAGGAGATAACTTTAAAAAACTTTATAGAGATTCAGATGTCACAAAACGAAACCGCAACGGACAGACTAGTTCGGGATTATATAGTTTGTTCATACCTATGGAATGGAACTACGAAGGATTCATTGATTCTTATGGCTTACCTGTATTCGAAACACCCGATACTGAGACAACAGGACCCCATGGAGATTATATCGACACAGGAATTATCGAGCATTGGCAAAACGAAGTTGACGGATTAAAACACGATGGAGACGCTTTAAATGAATTTTATAGACAGTTTCCACGTACTGAAGAACATGCTTTTAGAGATGAAACTAAAAATAGTATATTTAACCTAGCTAAGTTATATGAGCAAATAGATTATAACGAAGAAGTTTCTAATAATATAAGTAGAGGAAACTTCCAGTGGGTCAACGGTATAAAAGATACAAGAGTTATGTTTTATCCTGATGCAAAAGGTAGGTTTAAAGTTAGTTGGGTACCACCAGGTCACCTGCAAAACAAAATTATAAACAAAAACAATAGAAAATACCCTGGTAATGAACACATGGGTGCTTTTGGTTGTGACAGTTACGATATATCAGGAACGGTTGATGGTAAAGGATCTAAAGGTGCTTTACATGGTTTAACTAAGTTTAGTATGGAAGATTGTCCACCAAATCAGTTTTTCTTAGAATATATTGCAAGACCAGCAACAGCGGAGATGTTCTTTGAGGACGTTCTAATGGCTTTAGTATTTTACGGGATGCCATTACTTGCAGAAAATAATAAACCTCGTCTATTGTATTATTTACGAAGACGTGGTTATAGAGGTTATTCAATGAATAGACCTGATAAAATTTGGAATAAACTATCAACATCAGAAAAAGAGGTAGGTGGTATACCAAACTCTAGTGAAGATGTAAAACAAGCTCACGCTGCTGCTATTGAAATGTATATACAAGAACACGTGGGCATTAAAACAAACGGTGATCATGGTAATATGTATTTTAACGAAACATTGCTAGACTGGTCTAAGTTTGATATAAATAATAGAACAAAATACGATGCTACAATAAGTAGTGGTTTGGCTATAATGGCTTGCAATAGACATTTATATAGCCCTAACGCAATGGTAGAAAAAGAAAAAGTTAACTTAAAAATAGCAAGATATAAACAAAGAGGTATGCACTCAAAATTAATAGAAAATTAACATGGCTGATTCATATATAAAAGGATATTTTCCAAGTCAAGTCGTTAGCGATCAAGAAAAACTTAGTCAAGAATATGGACTTAAGGTAGGTAGAGCTATTGAAAAGGAGTGGTTTGACAACGGTGTAGGTTTTGACAAACACACTACAAATGAACAAAGTTTTCATAAGCTAAGATTATACGCTAGAGGCGAGCAATCAATACAAAAATATAAAGATGAATTATCTATAAATGGTGATTTATCTTATCTCAATTTAGACTGGAGACCAGTGCCAATTATACCTAAGTTTGTAGATATAGTTGTTAACGGTATATCAGAAAGAGCTTTTGATATAAAAGCATATTCACAAGATCCATACGGTGTTTCTGAAAGAACACAATACATGGAAAACATATTAATAGATATGAGGTTAAAAAAGCTAAATGAATTTACTCAAGAAGCTTTTAACTTTAAAATGATAAATACTGAGGATGTTGAAGAGCTACCTGACAGTAAAGAAGAACTAGAACTACACATGCAATTATCATATAAGCAAGGTATAGAACTAGCTCAAGAACAAGCTTTAAACACTATTTTAGCTGGAAATAAATACGAGTTAACTAAGAAAAGAGTTAATTATGATTTAACTGTTTTAGGTATTGGAGCTGTAAAACATACATTTACACAAGCAGAAGGTGTTAAGGTAAATTATGTTGACCCTGCTAATTTAGTTTACTCGTACACTGAATCACCTTATTTTGATGATTTATATTATGTTGGTGAGGTGAAAACATTACCATTAAACGAATTAGTAAAAGAGTTTCCAGGTTTAACAGAAAGTGAGTTAAAAGATATATCTGGCCAAACATATAAAGCTTCTAGAGTATATGACAAAGCTGCTTATATGGGTGAGGATATTGATAAAAATCAAATAAGATTATTATATTTTAACTATAAAACTTATATGAATGAGGTTTATAAGTTAAAAGAATCTGCTACAGGTGCTGAAAAAATTATAATGAGAGATGATCAATTTGATCCTCCTGTTGAAGTTTTAGAAGCTAGATTTGGTAAACTAGAAAGAGTTTTAGAAGTGTTATACGAAGGTGTAATGGTTTTAGGAACTGATAAAATATTAAAATGGGGATTAGCTGAGAATATGGTTAGACCTAAAAGTGATTATACTAAAGTTAAAATGAATTATAGTATTGTTGCTCCACGTATGTATAAAGGTAAAATAGAATCACTTGTAGGACGTATAACTGGTTTTGCTGATATGATACAGTTAACTCATTTAAAATTACAACAAGTAATGTCTCGCATGGTACCTGATGGTGTTTATTTAGATGCAGATGGTTTAGCTGAAGTTGACTTAGGTAACGGTACTAATTATAATCCACAAGAAGCATTAAACATGTTCTTCCAAACTGGTAGTATAATTGGTAGATCATTTACTGGTGACGGTGATATGAACCCTGGTAAAGTACCAATACAAGAATTACAAAGTGGTAATGGTAGTGGTAAGTTACAAAGTTTAATACAGACTTATAACTACTATTTACAAATGATGAGAGATGTTACTGGACTTAACGAAGCAAGAGATGGTAGTATGCCTGATGAAAGAGCTTTAGTTGGTGTTCAAAAACTAGCGGCAGCAAATAGCAATACAGCTACTAGACATATATTACAAGGTAGCTTGTTTTTAACATCTGATTTATGTGAAGCTTTGTCATTAAGAATATCTGATGTGCTAGAGTTTTCACCAACAAGAGATGCTTTTATACAAAAAATAGGTGGACATAATGTTGGTATGTTAGATGAGTTAACTAATTTACACATACATGACTTTGGTATATTTATTGAACTAGCTCCAGACGAAGAAGAAAAACAATTGCTAGAAAACAATATACAACAAGCGCTTGCTAAAAATAGCATAGAACTTGAAGACGCTATAGATGTAAGAGAAATTAAAAACTTAAAATTAGCTAATCAAGTTTTAAAACTACGTAGAAAGAAAAAGCAAGAGAAAGATCAGCAAATGCAACAAGCTAATATTCAACAACAAGCCCAAGCAAATGCTCAAGCTCAACAAGTAGCTGCTCAAGCAGAGGTGCAGAAGAACGCTGCATTAATGCAACAAAAATCACAAATGGCTGAAATAGAAGCTAAACTTGAAGAAAGAAAATTAATGCAAGAAGCGCAGATTAAAAAAGACTTAATGGCGTTAGAATTTAATTATAACATGCAATTAAGAAATATAGAAGTAAATAGTAAAAAAGAAGTAGAAAAAGAAAAAGAAGATCGTAAAGATGAAAGAACTAGAATACAAGCTAGTCAACAGTCAGAGCTTATAGACCAAAGAAAAACGGACAAACCTCCAAAGAAATTTGAATCTATGGGTAATGACGCGTTAGGTGGTATAAACACTAGTATGTTCTTACCGCAGTAAAATTTGTTTAATTATATAATATTATATTATGGAAGAAAAAAATGAAAATCCAGTAGTGGAAGAAGTAAAAGCTACTGAAGAAGTTAAAACTGAATCTAAAGAAGAGGTTTTAAAAGAAGGTGGAGACATGAAAGTCAAACCTAAAAAACCTAAACAACTAGGTAAACAAGAGGACAAAATAGCAAAGGTTGATTTATCCAAAGCAAACGAAACAAAAGAAGAAGTTAAAGAGGATAATGTTGCTAAAGTTGATTTAAGTAATAAAGAGGAAGAGCCTAAAAAAGAAGAGGAAGTAGTAGAAGAAGTTAAACAGGAAGAAGAAACACCTGTTATTGAAGAGGTTACAGAAGAAGAAGTAGAGCAGAAAGTAGAAGAAACAAAAGAAGAAGTTGTTGAAGCTATTGAAGAAGCTAAAGAAACTGGCGAGCCTTTACCTGAGAATATTCAAAAAGTTGTAGACTTTATGAATGACACTGGTGGAAGTCTTGAAGATTATGTAAGATTAAATCAAGATTATAGTAATTATGATAATACACAATTACTAAGAGAATATTACAAACAAACTAAACCACATTTAACTGATGATGAAATTAGTTTTATGATGGAAGATCAATTTTCATATGACGAAGAGTCTGATGAAGATAGAGATGTAAAAAGAAAAAAACTGGCATTAAAAGAGCAAGTTGCTGATGCCAAAAGCCACTTGGACGGGCTAAAGTCCAAATACTATGAAGAAATTAAAGCTGGGAGCAAGTTGTCTCCTGAACAAAAACAAGCTGTAGATTTTTTTAATAGATACAACAAGGAGAGTAAAGAAAAGGAGCAAGTAGCAGAACAACAAAAGTCTATATTTAATAAAAAGACTGAACAAGTCTTTAACAACGAGTTCAAAGGTTTTGAATATAAAGTTGGTGATAAAAGATATAGGTTTAATGTTAAGGACGCTGATAAGGTTATGAAAAACCAAAGCACTCTAGATAGTTTTATTGGTAAATTTTTAAACGATAAAAACCAAATGGAGGACGCTAAGGGTTATCATAAAGCTTTATTTACAGCAAATAATCCAGATGCTATTGCTAATCATTTTTACCAACAAGGAAAAGCAGATGCTATAAAAGAAAGTATGGCAAAAGCTAAAAATGTTGATATGTCGCCAAGACAAACTCACTCAGGTGAAACTAAAGTTGGTGGCATGAAAGTAAGATCGATTAGTGGCGATGATTCTTCTAAACTCCGAGTTAAACTTAGAAAATAAATTAACAACTTAAAATTTAGAAATTATGCCTTTTAGTTCAACGGGCGCATTTGGCGCTCACGTAACTCCAAGACCAACGCAGATCACTGCATGGGATAATTACCTAGCATTTGATTCTTCGTCTGGTGGCGGAACATTTTTACAGCAATTTCTACCTGAAATCTACGAAAAAGAAGTAGAAAGATTTGGAAAGAGAACAATCTCTGGTTTCTTATCTATGGTAGGTGCTGAAATGCCTTTAGCTTCTGATCAAGTTATTTGGTCTGAGCAAGGTAGATTACATATTGCGTATGATAACGCGCAAGATAGTACAACTGTAGTAGCAACAGCTGCTTCTAACACTATTACATTACCTAACCCTCACATGTTACAAGTTAACGATACTGTAGTTATTTATAACAAAAGTACTGCTAACTCAAGTGCTAGATTAGGTAATACTATTAAGTGTAGAGTATCTGCGGTAACTGCTAATGGTGCTACTGTACAACCATATAACACAAATGATTTAGCTGATAACTCTCAGTTCGCTGATACTGATGCTATCTCTCTATTTGTTTATGGTACTGAGTATGGAAAAGGGTCTTCAGAAGATTCAAGATCTCTTGATTCAAGCTTCACTCAGTTTTCTAACAGACCAATTATAATCAGAGACAGATACCAAGTTCAAGGTTCTAACGTTGCTCAAATCGGTTGGGTTGAAGTTACTACTGAAAACGGTGCTACTGGTTACTTATGGTACTTAAAAGCTGAAGCTGAAACTAGATTAAGATTCGAAGACTACCTAGAAATGTCAATGATTGAAGCAGAACAAGTTGCTTCAGGATCTGCTATTTCTGGTGTTCAAGGTTCTGAAGGTTTATTTGCTGCTCTAGAATCTAGAGGTTTAGTATTCACTGGAACTGATTTTGATGTAATTGGTGGTAACGCTGCTCCTTCGAATGGTGTTGCTTACAACTCTCAAAACGGTCTTGCTGAATTTGATACTATTCTTCAAGAATTAGACAAGCAAGGTGCTATTGAAGAGAACATGATGTTCTTAGACAGAAGTACTGCTTTAGAGGTTGACAATATGTTAGCTGGTCAAAATAGCCACTTCGTTGGTGGATCATCTTATGGTGTATTCAATAACGCTGAGGATATGGCACTTAATTTAGGATTTACAGGATTTAGAAGAGGTTCTTATGACTTCTACAAAACTGACTGGAAATACTTAAACGATGGTGTTACTAGAGGTAATATTGGAGACATTGAAGGTGTTATTATACCTGCTGGTACATCTACTGTATACGATGAGAATATGGGTAAAAACATAGCTCGTCCGTTCTTACACGTTAGATATAGAGCTTCTGAAGCTGAAGATAGAAAGATGAAATCATGGATCACTGGATCTGTTGGTGGAAACTTTACTTCATCTGCTGATGAAATGGTAGTTAACTTCCTATCAGAAAGATGTTTATGTGTTCAAGCTGCGAATAACTTCGTATTATTGAAAAACTAAACTAAATATTAAAGAGTTGGGTGCTTCGGCACCCAGCCCTTTATTTTATTAACTTATATTATATTATATCATGAAAAAAGAAAGAAAAGCCCAATTGTGGCAACTAATAGGCCGTAAACAGCCTTTAATAAACGTTATACCTTCAAAACACACTACTAAAAAACCATTATTATGGTGGGACGAAGAAAAAGGTTATAACAGAGAATTGAGATACGCTACCAACCAAAAGTCTGTTTTTGTAGACGAACAAGTTGGAGTTGTTACTTTAGGTAGAGTAGTATTTAGACAAGGTAAATTACTTGTTGAACCTACGTCACCTCAGCTAATGGAATTTTTAGATAAACACCCGTTAAATGGTAAGTTATTTGAAAGATACGATGCTGTAGAAGAAGCACAAGATGATTTAGCGTTTATCAATGCTCAATTACAAGCTATGAATTTAGCTAAAGAATTAGAAATAGATCACGTTGAAGCTATATTAAGAGTTGAACTAGGTTCTAAAGTTAAAGACATGTCAACTAAAGAGTTAAAAAGAGATATACTTTTATTTTCTAAAAGTGATCCTTATAACTTCTTAGCGTTAGCTGAAGATGACAATGTTGAATTAAGAAACTTTGGTATCAAAGCAGTTGAAGCTGGTTATATAACTTTAACACCCGATCAAAGAACATTTAAGTGGAAATCAAATGGTAGAAAACTATTTGACGTACCATTAGATGAACATCCATACTCTGCTTTAGCAGCATACTTTAAAACAGATGAAGGTATGGAAGTATTAAAAACATTAGAAAAAAAATCTAAATAACTAAACTTATAGAGGTAACCATCTCTATGAGGTGGTTACTTACTATAAATAAAAGAAAATATGGTTAATATAGATACAGTTTATCAAAGAGTTTTGGCAATAGCTAACAAAGAGCAAAGAGGTTATATAACACCTCAAGAATTTAATCTATATGCCAACCAAGCTCAAATGGATATTTTTGAGCAATATTTTTACGACTTATCACAATACAACAAAGCGCCAGGCAACGATACAACATATTCAGATCAAATAGATTTAATAAATGAAAAAATAGATATATTTGAAAGATATAGAGTAGATGTTGTTATGTCAGGAGATGCTAACGAAGGTGGTATGGGTACTTTACCTTTATACTATCGTATGGGTGAAATATACCACAAACATAAAGGTGGTTATGTAGAAATAGAAAAAATAAATCAAAATGAGGTGCATCATATACAAAACTCACCATTAACTGCACCAAACCTAATGAGACCTGTTTATGTAAGAACTAGCAACGTTGTTCCAGACGACGATGGTGGTAATGCTCAAGCAGCAACACAACAAAACGAAATAGGTTTATCAAGATCAATACAAATTTATCCTATAACTATAACAAGTAATGTTGTTTGTAACTACATAGCTAGACCATCTCAAGCTGTATGGGGTTATGTAATAAATCAATTAAACGGTAAAGCGTTATGGAACGCTAACACTACAACACACTTTGATCTACACCAATCAGAAGAAACTGAATTAGTAATAAAAATATTAGAACTTGCTGGTATTGAATTAAAAGATCCTCAACTATACCAACAAGCTGCAACAGAGGAAGCACAGAACGTACAACAAGAAAATAAATAATTATGCCACTATTTCAAGGAACACAACAACAATATTACGGACAACAATCAGTTACATGGTCAGGTGGAACAAGTCTTGCTGCGTCAATTACGTTAACATTTCCAAATAATCCAACGTTATTAAATAATTTAGCTACTATGCCTAATGCTATTGGGCAAATGACTGTAACTAGAAATGGTAACAACATTACACCAAGTGCTTTTAATCCTGATACTGGAGCGTTAAATGTTGGGCCTGCTAACAATGGTGATGTATTTTTAGTTAGTATAATAAATCCTCAGTATGGTAATTACCAGTATATATCTATGCAATCATTGATAAATAATTTTATTGTTGCTTATGTTGGTACAGATAAAATAATACCTAGAGTAAAGAGAGCTGATGTAGCTTTTCACGCTCAAAGATGTTTGCAGGAATTTAGTTATGATATTTTAAGATCAGAAAAATCACAAGAAATAGAAATACCACCTAGTTTAACTATGGCATTACCACATGACTATGTTAATTATGTAAAATTTAGCTGGCATGGTAATGATGGTATAGAAAGAATTATATATCCAGCTAGACAAACAAGTAACCCAACAGCAATACTACAAGACGGTTCATTTGGTTATACGTTTGATGGCGATGGTAATTTATTAACAGCTAGTCAATCAGATACATGGACAAACTATAGTGATAATCCACAACAAGGTGATGATAATGTAGATGACTCAGAAGAAAGCTACTGGTATAATCATGGTAGAAGATATGGTATAAACCCAGAAAACGCACAAGACAACGGTGTGTTTTATATAGATCACGTTGCTGGTAGAGTTCATTTTAGTTCTAGTTTAACTGGTAAAACAATAACAATAAAATATATAAGTGACGGTTTAGCTACAGATGATGAAATGTTATTCCATAAGTTTGCAGAAGAAGCTGCTTACAAATGGATAACATATGGTATATTATCATCAAGAACAAATGTTCCAGAATATATTATTGGAAGATATAAAAAAGAAAGAGCTGCTGCAATGAGAAAAGCTAAAATAAGATTATCTAACTTAAAATCTGAAGAGCTTGCTCAAATAATGAGAAACAAATCTAAAGTAATAAAACACTAAGTATGCCAGAAATTAAAAGAACTTTCCAGGCAGGTAAGATGAATAAAGACATCGATGAAAGATTACTGCCGAAGGGAGAGTATAGAGATGCGTTAAATATTGAGATAGGTACATCAAACTCTGATAATGTTGGTGCTGTGCAAACTACTTATGGTACACAGATGAAGACATTTTTTGGTCAAGCTGGTAATGTTTGTGTAGGTTCTATTGCTTACGAAAAAGAAAACAAAATAATATTTTTTGTAAATGGTGTAGAGGGAACTAATACTGATATTGATTTTATAGCAGAGTATGATGTTGATCAAGGAACATCTAGACCTATATTAGTAGATTTATGGAGACATAAACCAACTACTACAAGTATGATGGGTCAAGGTTCTACAACAATACCAATATCAACAAGTGGTGTTGTAAGAAAAGGTATGGTTGTTTATTTATACAACCCTTCTACAGGAGCATCATATTTACCACCTAATAGTAGTCAAGGTGGTGTAACAACTGTTATTACAGGTATAAGTGGTCAAAACATATCAATATCTCAAGGAGTTACTTCTAGCGTACCTAGTGGAACTGTTGTTGTTTTTGAATCAAGAAGAACATTAAAGTTTGATAAAGACAACTTAATAACCGGTATTAATGTATTTGACGATATGTTAATGTTTACAGATGGTGTTAATGAACCTAAAAAAATAAATATAACTAGATGTAAAGCTGGTACACCAAGTATACTTTCACATACAGACCATATTGTTGATGGTATAAATGAAGGACCTATTAGAGAACAAGACATTACTGTTATAAAGAAAAACCCAATACAACCACCAACTTTAACTTTATCAAAAACAAAAAGAGAAGATATTAATGGTGGTGATGTTGATTTATCAACTACGTTTGATAAAAAAATGACTGATGGCCAAGGTGATCCTTTAGCTGTTGGTACTACTTTTTATGTTTCTTTTACACAACCATTTCCAGACTACAAAGCTGGAGATACTTTAATAGCATCAACATCTGCAGATGATAATAATTTTGACGATGAGTATGACGTTAGATTTAAAATAGTTTCTTATTCACCTGGCACTGGTTCTTGTCAAGTTAAAATAATAAGTATTGGAACTATAATACCAGATTCAATACAAACGTGGAACGTTGAATTAGAGCAAGAAGATCCTTTATTCGAGTATAAGTTTCCAAGATTTGCATTGCGATATAAATACGAAGATGGTGAATACTCTGCGTTTTCTCCTTTTTCAGAAGTAGCATTTTTACCAAGTGACTTTGAATATAATCCTAAAAAAGGTTTTAATTTAGGTATGACAAACAATTGTAGAAGTATAATTGTTGGTAATATACTTAATCATATACCTAGAGATGTTATAGAGGTAGATGTATTATATAAAGAAAGTAATTCTACAAACGTATATACTGTAAAAACAATAAAAAGACATGACCCAGAGTGGGATCCTACAAATGGTAAGTATAACAAACTAGAAATAGAATCCGAAATAATATACGCTACAGTGCCGGCTAATCAATTACTTAGACCATATGATAACGTGCCTTTAAGCGCTGTTGGTCAAGAGTTTGTAGGTAATAGATTAATATACGCTAACTACAAACAACAGTTTGATTTAACTGATAAATACGGTAATATAATTACACCAGAAATGGATATTGAAATATCACCAAAAGATCCTACTAGTTTAACAGCTATAAGATCTCATGGTCTTGCAACTGAAGACGATGCTTTTGATATTGATTTAGATTTATTTGCACTTTTTACAACAACTTTAACATTAACGGAAGATGATGTTGCTGCTTTAATAGCTGAGACAGCTAATTATGCAATAGGTAATACTAAATTTCCAGTAACAGGTACTGGTGATTATTTTAGAGTTAGATATTATTCTCAAGGTAACAATGAAGCTGAAGTAATAATAAGAGTTAATTCTTCTGGTCAAATAACAAGTTATGCAGACGAAGGAATAAACGAGAGCGCTGGTAAACCAGGTAAATCTATAAAAACACAAAGAACATATCAGTTAGGTGTTGTATATAGAGATGAGTATGGTAGAGAAACACCTGTACAAACAAACAATACAGCTACATCTAAAGTAGAAAAAAGATACGCTGAAAACTATAACACAATAAAAGCTAAGATAAATAGTCTAGCTCCAAGCTTTGCTAAATCGTTTAAGTTTTTTATAAAAGAACCTTCTAACGAATATTACAACTTAGCTATGGATCGTTGGTACGATGCTGAAGATGGAAATATTTGGTTAAGTTTTACATCAGCTGACAGAAACAAAGTAAGTGAAGGTGATTTTATTGAACTTAAAAAAAGACATGCACAAAACGAAGCTGTAAAAGATCCTGCTAAATACAAGGTTTTAGCAATATCAAATGAAGCACCAACGTTTATAAAAGAAACAAAATTAAGTTACGGTGAGCTAGAAATATCAAATTCTGGAAATAATAGTAGCTGGCCAGTTGTACAATCTGGTCCGCCATTACCGGGTATGTCGTTTATAATAATTAAAAAAGATGATTTTGACGATAGTAGTTTAAAAGAATCTTTAACAGAGACTAGTGTTTTAAGATACATGAGAATACTAGGTCCATCAACAAACTCTAATTTTTATCAAATATTATCAATATCAGCTATGGCTAATGGTGATTATAAGATAAGTATAAAAGGTATGTTTAAAGACGATATGGACTTTACATCTACAAATAATCAATGGCCATTAGTACCTGATTTAAAATTAGAAATAACAAGAAAAAAATTAGAAAATTTACCTGAGTTTCAAGGTAGATTTTTTGCAAAAATATATAGAGATTCTGTTTTAGAAAAACATTTATTAGATGTGTTTAAAGTAGATGAAGAAACAGCACAATATAAAGTTATAACATCAAGACAGATTAGATACCACAACCACTCAAATGCAAAAAGTAGAAGTGCTTGGCGTAGTGCTCCGTTTGGTGGAGGTTCAAACTACGAACACTGGTTTATTGATAGGTCAAAAGCTAAAAAAGGTGGTAGAGGTATAGGTATGGTAAGCGGTCAGTCTAGATTTGATCTATCATTTTCTTCTGTATTTCCAGAAGGTTCTAGTTTTGACGTTGGTAGAACATCATCAACTTTAATTGAAGCAGATTTTGTAAACGCAATGAAATTAGGTGCTAAATTTAGATGGAGAGAAGACCCTGATCAAACTGTTTATACTATAACAGGTATAGATATGGCAAGATGTAGAAACTATAGAAAAAGAAAGTCTAGTTTTCATTATAATGATGGTTCTAACAAAAGAGCTAGGTTTAAACTAACTGTATCGCCTAATATCGGTACTGGTCCAGCTGGTTATAATCCTACTCAAGATGGTGTTTGGGGTTCTAAAGCACAAGACGAAGCTGGTCCTGAATCTGCTACTCTTGAGTTTTTAATATCACACTCTGAAGGTCTTGATTTTTCAACAAACGAGCCAGCTATATGGGAGACTGAACCTAAAGAAGATTTAAATCTTGATTTATATTACGAAGCTAGTGAAGCATATCCAATAGCAGAGCATAATCAAGAAAAAGAATTAACATGGTTTAACTGTTATAGTTTTGCTAACGGTGTAGAGTCAAATAGAATACGTGATGACTTTAATGCTGTTACAATAGATAAAGGGCCTAAAGTATCTAGTGTATTAGCAGAGCAATATAAACAAGAGACAAAAGGTAGTAGTTTAATATTTTCACAAATATATAACTCTACAAGTGGTTTAAATGGTTTAAATCAATTTATATTAGCAGAGCCAATAACAAAAGACATAAACCCTGAGTATGGTACTATACAAAAACTACACGCTAGAGACTCAGATTTAATTACTTTATGTGAAGACAAGGTTACTAAGATTTTAGCTAATAAGGATGCTTTATTTGAAGCTAATGGCAACACTCAATTAACAGCTAACAATAGAGTTTTAGGTCAATCAATACCTTACATTGGTGAATATGGTATATCAACAAATCCAGAGTCTTTTGTAGCTCAAGGATTTAGAGCTTATTTTGCAGATAGACAAAGAGGTGTTGTATTAAGATTATCAAGAAATGGGTTAGAGCCTATATCAGAGCATGGTATGAAAAATTACTTTAGAGACAACTTAGGCGCAACAAATGTTTTAAGTAAAATTATTGGTAGTTTTGATGAAGTAAAAGCAAACTATAACTTATCATTAAACGGTGAAACTGTTTCTTTTGCGGAAAACGTAAGAGGTTGGGTGAGTAGAAAATCATTTGTTCCTGAGTCCGCTCAAAGTTTAAATAATAAATATATATCATTTAATGGTGGTGAAGCATTTGAGCACCACGTTGAAAGTGTTAATAGAAACTTCTTTTACCACACTCAATATGATTCTTCAATAACGACTATATTAAACGAAGCTCCTGGTTCTTGGAAATCGTTTAAAACACTAAACTACGAAGGTACTCAAGGTAGAATATTACAAGATAATCCTGATACAGACGGTGTGTTGTTTAATAACCAAACAGCTATTGATGGTTGGTATGTAGAGTCTATCACAACAGATCATCAAAGTGGTAGTGTTCCAGAGTTTAAAGAAAAAGAAGGTAAGTGGTTTAATTATATAAAAGGTGATACAACAACTTTAGCTAACCTTGATTGGAAAGAGTTTTCTGTACAAGGTTTAGGTCAAGCTACAAACATTACAGGTGATACCACAATAGCACAAAGAAAATTAGTAGTAACAGCAAAATTTCCAAATTAATGAGTTATAGAATACCCTGCTTAAAATCAGATAATACAACTTTAGTTAGAAACACAACAGGTGGATCTATTACGGGTACTGTTTTTACTTTAGACAATATCAACGATGTTAGAAAAGGTATGTTTGTTATTGGTGGTGGAATAAGTAGTAATGATAATATTTATGTTGCTAGTTTGGGAACCTCTACTATAACACTTAGTCAAGAAGTAACATTGAATAATGCTGCTTTAACTTTTTGCAACTGTATAATAGAGCAAATATCACAACCTAGAATTGTTAATGTTGCTTTAGGTAATAATCCAGATACACTAACGTTAAATATATCAAAAGCTGTTGGTGGTTTAAATAATAGTGATTTTTCTATAAGCGCTAGTACTTTTAAAGTTGGTGGTAGAACATACTCACAAAACTCTAATAGTTTAGTATATACACATGGTTCTAATAGTGTTGTTTTTCCATCAGGTATATTAAAAGTAACACTAGCAGATACAGGATCACCTGGTAGCTTAACAAACACTGTAACAGCTACCGTAGATTTAGATGACAATTACGTTATGCCTAACGCAGATACTACTTTAGATTTTGATTTAGAAGGTAATTGTACAGAAGGAGCAACAAATACAACAAGTGCTTACTTACACTCTTTTCAACCATCTAACCCAGATGTAACAGTAACTACAGGTACTGGTACTAATCCAGCTGTTTTTGAAGATAATGTTGGTACTGTTAACTATATAAATCAAAAGTTTTATACTGGTAATGCTGTTCCTGGAACTACAGGTAAAATATTTCATAAAATAGTTGCTGCAAATAGTGGTAAACATTTTGTGCAAGAACCAGACATAGTTATAAGTAGTGATGACGAAAATAGAGTTAGTTATTATAGTATTGTAAAGTCAGATAGAATATATGATTCTTTTGGTAATTTAACATCTATAAAATTTACTGTTAACTTTACATGGCAAACAACTAATACACAAGCTTTTCACAACGATGCGGCTAATATAATTGATCATGCTTGCGCTGCAACACCTTCTAATAATAATGTTGTAAATAATGTTACTGGTAACTTTAATTACTTTAATGCAAAAGCTGGATCACAAAGATTATATAATATACTTGGATCTGGATCTGCACCTAAGTTTAATTTAACTATAACAAGGGCTGGTGATGGTGCTACCTATGATTTTGATAACGCGGTATTTAACAGTACATCTACTAGCTTGTCTAATGTAGCAATACCATCTAATCAACAAGGTGGTTATATGTTCTCAGTAAATTACCCATCAACAACAGCTTCTGCTACTTATAATTGGGTTTTAACAGGTGGAACAAACACAACGTTAGGTTCTAGTATACCTTCAACTAATCCTACTTATGTTGTTCAAGGTTTACAAGTGGTAACACAAACGTTTAACTTCCCTAACAGTGTTCAAGGTTATACTTTAACACCTAACAACATAGGCCTTAGAACAGCTTCAGATTTAGCTTTTAGTACAACAGTGACAAACAAACAACCTCAAGTTGTTGTAACTAAAAACGGTGGTGGTAATATAACACTAGAAAGAGATCCTATAGCTAGTGATTGGTCAAACCTAACATCTAATGGTTTTCAAATAGGTGATCCAGTCTATACTGTAACTGGTAACGGATCAGCTAGCGTAACAATATTATCTTCAATAGATATAACAGAGTTTGGTAGTGCTAATAACACTTCTGAATTATCTTTAACAAATTTACTACCTACTGTTTTAAGTGGTGGCGGTAGCACAGGTGCTTTCCAAGTTAGATGGTATACTAAGTTGTCTACTAGTAACACATGGTCTCAGATTACAAACGCTGATTATCAAGGTGTATTTAGTAAATCTGGTTTTACAAACGGAGCTACTTCATTTACATTTAGTTTTAGTGATTGGGATTTAGCAGAACCAGGGGCTTATGGTGGAGTACCTGACTGGATTGATAATTTTGGTGATTTAGGATTAAGTTATATATTTAAAGATAATAACTATAATACAATATCATCAGCGGACTTTGGTATAAATCAAAGTGCTTCATCTATAAACAGTGTAGAAACAGGTGTTGAGTTAGAATTATATAGTCATCCGGCTGGTGGAGTATCAGTTTCAGTTCCAGGTGGAATAACTATAACTAGCAACTACACTTTAGATATATATTTAGAATTTACAGACGTACAACAATAATAAGATATGCCAAGTATAAATTTAACATTTCCGGATTTAAACGACTCAGTACAAATTGGTGATACAACATATTACATGCCGGTTGCTGGTGCTAATATAACAACTGATAATTATACGCAAAATTCAGATACAGGTGTTTTTACACAAAGTACAAGTGGAGCAACTAGTCAGTTATCAGGCGCTAACTCTGGTATTGTAGAAATAGGTATTGTCACAGCTATAAATAGAGATACTAGTACTATAACAACAACTATTGGTGCTGCTACGGTTAGACCTACTACAAGTGATTATATATTTTTTAGTAAAGATAATGTAGCTAACATGTCTAGTTTACTTGGTTATTATGCTGAAGTTAAATTTAAAAATAATTCTAAAACAGAAGCAGAATTATTTGCTTTGGGCTCTGAAATAGTCGAAAGTAGTAAATAATTACTAAAAACTGTAATTATATTTATATGGAATTAAATGAAATAAACAA